TATACAGAAGTATTTTCTACATCATTTAGTTCTGTATAGCTTAGACCCCAAATATTACCTGCTACAGGTATTGGGGAAATATTTGTAGTTGGAGAAAGATTTAATACCGCCGGGCTAGAAGAAGGAATATTAATAGAGTAAGAATCTAATCTTGGTTTCAACGTAGGAGTAGTATTAGTATCTACTACATAATTTTGTGCGTTGGCTGTCTGTACCCAAAGAGTTACACCGCTTACCCCAGATGGTACAGTAATTGGATTATCAATGGTAATATAAGATGAAGTTGCTGAAGAAATTCTTCCAGCAGCTCTGTATTGTTGACGATATGAATCTTTAATTTTTATTAATGCGCCCGGTGTTAGTACAGCACCTTCCATACCCAACTTAAAACCAACAGTTTCTAATTCAAATTTCTCTGTAATTAATATGTGACGACCAATTCTACGGGCTTGCCCTCTTGAAGTGCACCCAAATCCATCAAGCTCAATCTCTCTATAACCATATCTTGCAATTCCATCATAGTCTTCAACATACTCTAGTTTTTCTGAATAAAGGTCATCCGGGTCTACCCATTTTACAATAGCAACGGTATGTCTAGCTTTAGCGCTAGAGGAAGAATATGAAAATACTCCATCAATAACATTACTATTATTGTATAAAAAAGTAGGTGTAGCTGGGCGATCTTGTATTACTTCTAATGTTCCTTGTTGAAAGAATACAATGCCGCGAAATAAAGAAGCCATCCTTTGTACCACTGAGTAGGCTTCTTCCCTAGAGGATAATAAAATATTGCAGGTAAAACGTGGCTCTTTAATTGCGGAGTTAGCAGCAGCAGCGGCTACTCCACCCAAAGAGGCTTTTTGACTAAAAGTATAGCTATTAGCAGGTACAGCTGTACCAGCTAAACTTCCATCTGTGTATGTAGAGCGAGTATCTGCTACAACAGCGTCACAATACTTTGCAATCTCATACAGCTTCCATTTATTTAAAAGGCTAGAATCAATATAGTTACCAAGACCATATCTTGTATTTGTTACTAGATCATAAAAACACCACGCAGGATTATCAGTCCAAACACCTTCTTTAAATGTGCCATCCCATTGGCCAGAATAGTTCCTTTCTATTACTTTTCCAGTCTTATCATCAAATACTAAATTATAATTACTCGGAACTTTTACTTTAAGAAGTTTTAATTCATACATTCTTCTCGGTATTGACCCGTCAAAGTTCTTTGAATCTATTGTAAGTCCCATTAATGCCGTATAAGGATGAGTAAATTGATTACGAGAATAAATTGCATAGTTTTTCAAAAACATCCTGCTATGAGCACGATCATTGCTAGAATCATCCACTGTCTTTGTAATTCTAAATAATACTACGTCATCTACCCTATTTGGGTTTCCATCGTATAATTGTGGGCTATAAGGAACTGCCCAGCCAGGTGGTAACTCTATTATAAAAGTCCACTCAAATGGAGAGTTAGTAAGCTCAATAGATTTTTGCTCCCAATCACATCTAGTAAACCAAGTTCCAGACCCATCCGATTTATTATTAACTTCAATTTTAAACCCCAGGCTAGTTCCGTCCCTTCCACCACTTTTCTTAAATCTATAGATACCTTCTGGGAAGCTAAAAGTAAAAGCTACAGCTTCTACTGGAGGATAAGCTCCATCTGAGTCATCTCGTATTTGAACCTGCTGAGTTATTGAGTTGCTAAGTAATAATTCATCTTGGAAGTTTGGAGTCTTGGCAGCACCTAATAATGTATACTGGGATAAAACTGCTTGATCAGCAGTTCCATTTCTAAACTCATGACGAAGAGAAGTTGAGTTGAAACTTCCAGAATAAGACTGTACAGGAGTGCCATCTAAATAAATATATTTTAAAGGTTCATTTGTAGGCCATCCCTCAATCGGGCCTTCACAAATTGCATCAATGACTTGACTTGTTGAAAAAGTACCACTTTGCCCAGTGCCTCCATTATTTGAGGCTAAAATTTGAGCAGATACGTCAGAAGTATAATTTACATTGTTACTTCCGGTACTACCTAGTGGACCGCCAAGTCTATCTGTGTCTAACCCTCCAAAAAGCGTATTATATACCGTCATTTTTCTATTACCTATGATTTATTGCTATATCGCCGGTATAAAACCCAGCAATTCGTATGGCTTTATAGCCTGTAGTCGCAACTACAGTACCAGAAGATGTAGTTTGATTAATAACTTCAAAAGTTCCACCACCAAGATTTGCTTCATTTGTAGCATTAATTTCAGCCATTTGTATATTTGAGTAGCCGCCATCATAACTTGTAATTGGTACCATGTATCCGTCATCTCTTACGGTCCCACCAGCTACATCGGATTGTTTACCAATATTCATTGTTTTATCTACCCATGTATCAGTTTGAGTATTTAAGTAGGTCCATGCTTTAGATGTTTCAGTATAACTAGAGCTAGAAGTTGCTGATACAACTATACTACCTACCATCAATCTACCGTAGCCAACTGGAATAGGCATACCTTGACCTACAATATTATCGACTTGAGAAAGAGATGATGATTTTGGGCCGCCCCCATCTGGGCCATCAGGACCTGCTAATAAAGATGCTACACCAGCTAAAGCTAATCCCCACCCTATTGCACTTATCGCACTAGCTATAACTCCACCTATCATATTACACTGAATAAATCCTGCGAAAGCAGTACCAACGGTACCTAATCCACCAGCACCTAAAAAAGCCAATCCAGCGCCACTAGTTGCTAGGATCAAAAAGGCCCCAACAATAATCAACCCTAATGCTTTTAAAAATCCTGCGCCACCTATAATTGGAATAATGTCTATTACAGAGTTTGTTCCAACAGGCACTAGACAACCGGCAATTTCTTGAACTTCCTCATTTATTAATATATTATATGCTCGTTCATCTTTTATAAATTCTTCTGTAAAATCATCAAAGTTTGCTTGTAAAGCATCAATTACTTCACGAATAGACCCCGCTTCAAATCGGAACTCCGACCCGTACTTTTCCTCTAGATGCCCGTGAAGTCGAACTGTAAGCATGATTGTTCCTTTGGTGTAATATAGTAGAGAGTATTTGGCAAACTAACTACTAAAAATGGTATATTAATTCGTGTGCATCCAATCTTATCTTCAGCGGAAGGCTCACCCCCTTGTGGGTGAGAGTGGTATATTGCTTCTATGTCTTTTTTGTATTTCAAGTAGTGAACCGGATTAATCATCCAAGTCTCTTGTTTATCTTCTGCAATATTATCACACTCTATAATTTCTCCAGATTTTAATATAAATCCACATATTTCTTCGTTAGTACCTCGAGCTTTTTCAGCAAGAGTATTAAATAGGTTTGCCGTAAAGTCCAGCACTTGGAAATCCTCCGAATGGTAAAGCTCTTGATCCAAATCGTATCCTACATGAAGTTAATCTTTTTCCGCATCTATCTTGAGAAGCAGTTGATACGATAATATCGTTCTCGTCATAGAAACTATTATTTACAGACGCTAAGTTTACTACTAAGTCATTTGTAACACTATCCCCACCAAGATAGGAACCATCTATTGTCAATTGTTCCGTAGGTGGAGATATATTATAATTTTTACCTGGGTTCGTAACTGCAATTGTAGCCCCCGAATATGGGGCAGATGGAGAGGCTATCGTAACTTTGAGAAGGGCGCCAGAACCGCTTTTTGTTGTACTTTTTACTGGTACACTTGTATATACTCCAACGGGCGTAACGGTTGTTGGGCTGACATTTAAAAATGATTGAGGCTTATTTAATTTGTACTGCCCCACCCCGCCAGTAGTACCAGAAGTCTGAGAAACTATTTTAGTATTCGCTAGTGTTGATCCACCTGTTACGGTCATTCCAGTTTTTATTGTTCCTGAAACTCCATTCACTATTAATACATCGGAATATGGTGAAATAACTGCGGAGGTTAAACTTACAGTAGACCCAGAGGTTCCCGATACGTAACTAACGCTTACCGCTCATGAGTACGCCCAATTACATGGATCTGTTTTATATACCCAAGGACAAATGTTAGCAACTACTTGACGTCTAGGTAATTGAACACCTTCAACATCCCAAGCTGGAGCGAGTTCATATGTAATTTGTCCCGGTATATCTTCCGACATTCTATCAATTACATAAACGTCGTCCGGAAATTTAGCATTAGGATCGGCAGTTGGATTTCCTAAAGTAGCTCCTGTTACTTGATAAGTAGTAGGAGTTAGTGTAGGATTAGATACTACTTCTACTTGGGCACCCCAAGCATATATTCCAGTAGTTATAGTATTTCCATTTGTTGGGCTTACCCCCGCATAAGTTACTGCTGCTGGATTTGAGTCATTGTCTATATTTATTTGAAACACACAGCTTCTATCCGGAGAACCAGATTGTGCAGAAAATACCATCCAACAGCGATACCAACCATTTCCAACAGGCGCTATACCAGAACTTAATACAGAAGGACCAATGGCAGCATTTCTAGTAGTACCAATTACTGTACCATTTAAAAGATCAAAAGTTTTTCCACAAGAACCACCAGTAGAACTTGCCTTACTTTGGCCAAGTAAGGTTGCATATTGCCTTTCACCAGCTTTTAAGTATACAGAAAAACATAAAGTAGCATTATCTGCAATAGTTGATATAGTTTTATAAATACTATGTTGAGCACTTGTTGCAGTAGCTTCATAAATTTTATCAGCAGTTAGTGTTCCATCAGGAGCTGTTATAGCATTGGCAATTACATCTGTGTCTGCGGCAGTCGCTTGTAACCAAGTATCAAAATCTTGTGAATTTACACATAAATTTCGAGTTTTAAAGTTTTCACTATCCAGAAATTTTACAAGAGTACGAATTCGTCGTATCTTCGCTCCAACTAAATTTGCATACGCTTTATTAAATTGAGTAAAAGTCCAATCATGGTTTGCTACTACAAAGGTCGGCCTCGCAACTTCCCCAGAAGAAGAAGCTTGAATGCCCTCCATTTGTATTGGTCTTCCAGAGTAACTATTTCCATCCCATACAACATTTGGACTAATAGTACCATATTTTTCATTATATCCATTATGAAATCTATAAACTTGCGTAGAAATGGGGGTACCTTTTGACGCATAATA